ACTTTGATTAAATAAAATGTAATGAAGAAGATATGAAATAATTGTTGTGGACTTACCAGACTGTCTCGGAAGTTTTGCAATCACAAAACGATTGTTGTGTACCTTGTCCACAATTTCTTTCTGATAATCATATAACTCAAAAGGAACCAAACCTTCGTCCAGAGAAACAACCTTGATATACTTTTGAATAAAGTAAATGGGATCTTGAGAGCATTTGATATACTCTTTTACTTGATCCTCTGTAAATTGAATGTTAACACCGGCTTCTTTTAGGTTTATATTTCCTAAGTAGCCTTTTTTCTTACTGCTCATCCACAATTTCCGTATCTATAATAATATTCTCAGTAAGTGACTTCTTTGCACTTCTGGATTGATTTATCAAATCTTGTAAATCTGTTGTCGAACCAACATAAATTGAATTATTTGTAGTGTTGTTTTGATTAAGAGTTATATCTTCTCTCTTGATTTCTTTCATTTTCTTATGAAGATCAATTAAATCTTTATTTGCTTCTGCTACTGTTTTAATCATTTGTGCTGCAACTTCATATGCTCTAGGAGAATCTCCCTCTGTTGCAACTTTCAATATACCTTCAATTGCTACTTCACCCGTTTCAATAAGACCTTTTATGTTATGACGAACAAGATTATAATCTTTCATCATGTCTTTATTTTGAACAGAGGGTGCAGAAATTTCTTTTTTCTTTATTTCTTTTGTTTCTTCTTTCTCAAACTCTACACCCATCGCATCTGATAATTTATCATTCACTTCTTTTTTGTCATTATGAATAGTCATACGTTACTCCACCATATACATTTGCACCTGCGGTTGCTCCTGTAGTTCCTGTTGCTCCTGCTCGTATCAATTGAGCATCTGTGACAAGAGGCCAATCCCCTGTAACACCAAAAATGTCTGCGTAAGCATCTAAAATAATCGAAGATGTTTTGACTGGAGAATAGACATACGTTTTTGCAGTAAACTCAAAGGAAGTTGTAATATTTCTTCTGGTGTCAAAATCACCTTCATAATCCTCCACTGTATCTATACCGTTTAACACAATCGGAATATCTACTTTCGAGTTTACATTATTCTGTTTTACTGTTACAATGAATTCTGGAGAAAAATAAGGAACAATTTGTTCGATAATTTGTAAATTGTCATCCATATTTCTTGAAAATGCATACAAACCAAAAGAAACATTATATGGAGTTTCGTTGTAATTGTACTCAACATTACCGTCTGATTTTTGGTATTTTGTTTTTCTTAGTTTGTTTGTTTTTCGAGAAGGATCATATGCGATACCAGTAATATTAAATCCCATTGTAGGTAAGGTAATTTGAACCTTTGTTGTATCCGAGATAGAACTCATTTGCTCCAATCGCCGAATAAATTTTTCTTTTGGTCCATACGAAAGAGGAACTCGAATACTCTCCTTTGTTGTACCATCAGAATTTTTGCGAATGATCTTTATATCATTGAATAGTGAACCAAAACCAATGACAACTTTACGAATCGCCTCGTTGTAAAATGAAGTAAACATTAATAATTACCCTCCGAGAACGGATCTGTGTCAGTGAAGTCGAATATATCATCCTGATCTCGGAACAATTCTAAATCTTCATTGTCACCCATTGGTTTACTGTCTTCGGGTTCTTGAGGAATGATTACTGTTGTAGTAGTCTTACTGCTAATTTCATATTCTGCACCAGATACTGCACCCTTAAGGGTAGGTATACCAGAATCCGCCACTTCTGTAGTAGAGAGACTTCCCACAACATTGGTAATTGTTAGTTTCGTGGTAGCAGAATCCCAATCTGTTGCAACGGCAGTAGCAGTTGCATTTCCAAGCACTGCACTTCCACCAGTCGTTCCACTAACTTGAAATACTGTTTCTCCCTCAAAGAAGTTAACTACTGTAGCACTACTATGTCTTGTTCCCAGATCCAATTCAATTGCAAATTGTTTTATTTCTTCTTCTACTTTGTCTATTGCAGTATAACCAGTATCAATTTCTTCTTGACTATAGGTGAATACTTCGCATGAAAGAACATAAGTATAAAGTTTTCCTAATTGATAAAATGGATTTTCGTGTTCTACGAAATTAATTTCAAAAAGAGTTTTACTCAATGGGAAATAAATCAAATCGCCTTCTTTTGGACGAGTGACATTTTCATAGACTCCGACTTCATTTTGAAATCTTTTCTTTGAAACAATCAAAGTCATTCTGTCTCGAATCTCCAAACCAAACCGAGAAATGATGTCACCTTCTCCTTCGAACCCATCAACAGAAGCGACATACATTTCTAATTCATAACCATCATCATATTTGGAGATTGTATCTTCTCCAAAAAGTTTATCTTCGTTCATCAGGGTTCTTGGAATATACACCATATCTTTACCCATTGTTTTAATAATTTCAATGGTAAGATCTTCTGCGAGGTTTTGTTCCCCGGTATATTCTTTGAAGTATGGATTACGAGCCATGTGTTATCCTGTCATAAAGTCTGTGGGAAGTTCGTATTCCGTCTGCATTCTTTCCTCAATTAATCTAAGTTCCTCAACTGCTTCTGAATAAATTTCAGAACCTCTCATTGAAACTCCACCGGGCAACTGAACACCATCAAATTTAGACATGTTCTGTCCCCATTGTTTCTTCAATAATGCAACATAGTACATTTTTAGATAACGATCATTGAATATTTCTGTAAAGGTAGTTTCACTTAATTTTGCATAGGCATCAATTACTAAGTATTCACCTGCGGTAATATCTTTCGACCACCACATGTCCAACTTTAAACGATTTTGAACTTTACTGAAAGAAACTCTTTTTTCACCCTCAAAAAGGTCTTCAATTAAATTGATATATCTTTTCGTGGTGTCATAACTTGCAAGTCCCATTGAACTATTCCCACCCAATCCTCTATTAATACCAAACCAGTCATTTAGTGCCATTTGATATCTAACGTCAAACATATTTACATTTGCAAAGTCACCAAACTGTAAAACTTTAACAATACTTACAATATCTTTTCCTGTGGGTTGTCCACTTCCAGTTCCGCCCATAGCAGTACCTAAAGCGTCCGTGTCAATATATTCATTTGTTATATCATCTGCGGTAACTTCATACTTCCACATGGTTCTTTCAACACCATCGAAATGTCGTTCTGTGAAATACTCTAGAGCCTCATCCAGCCTATCTTCTGCTTGTTGGTAATCTACATTGATTTCCACAACAGGAGCGCCAAGATTCCTGAAAGCATACTCAATCAAAGTCTCTCTAGAATTTGGGTGTGCCATTTCTTTCTCCTACAGTTATTCATAATATGTATAATAAAAAAGCACCTCCAAAACGCCTTTTTGTTTTTGGAGGTGCCTTTGTTTATGAATTAAAACCTATTTCTATTCCATTTCTTCTCTCTTTTTCTTGGTTTCTTCTGCTATTTTCTTCTGCTCTTCTGACATTTCTGGAGTAGTGACAGGTACTCTTTCCAATTCCTTATAGGGAATATTTTCAATGTAATATTTCCTTGAAACTGGTTCTTCTGCTTCGTGTGGAATACTCGGACGATAATTTGTAAATCCGGGATGAGCAAGGGGACAATTAAGTTTTGGGTAATCCAATTTACTATATTCGTCATCATCAGAAACTAGCCACGTTGCTTTTCTATCACCGCATCCACAACCTCCACAGAAAAATTTACCTTCTGTTTCACTTTCAGATAAGTGTTCACATGGAGGAAGTTCACCACCCAAATGCTGATTTCCAAAACAACTTAAAACTCTTAGTTGTTTGGTTGATTTATTAATTTTGTTGTTTCTAAATCCCCTAGATCTGAGGGACATGGCGAAACTTTGTACCATTCCTAACTTTTTTCGTAAAGAAAAACCACCACTTTCTTTTTCATTTACAGAAAATTCAGAGTCTTCAGTTTTATTTTTTTTACAATTACAAGGTTTTTTCTTATCACTCATTTTCGTTCCTTATACTATAATTCGCCTTACTAATCTAAATTTTACCTTTGTTTCCGAAGAAGTCAACTTACTTGTTGAGTTTATTTTTACAAAACCATCATTTTTTGTATTGAATTCCTGACAATATAAATATTTTTCATTTCTAATATCTTGTTTTCTTATTAATTTTTCTTCTGGTCTTGTTATATCTCTATGTGAGAATAAAGACGAAGTAAAATATGTACCATTCATCTCATTAAAATATGTATTCGATATAGTAACACCTTTATGTAAAGTAGAATTCAAAAATGCTAATTCATCTATACTGGGAATATACCAATCATTATAACCATTTCTTGTATATTTTTTAATATTTTCAATCGCAGTAGAAGGTAAACCATAAAACAATTTTCCATCCCCATAAGTGTTGTAATGACCATCATAAAAAGATGTTGATACTACTTTAAAATCAGAAAATGTTTTAGAATTTCCCAAACTGGGAACCGAACTAAATGTGGAATCTACCTCATCTATTATGATAGCCCATTTTCTGTTTCTCTTCACTCCCGGTCCAAATCCTCTTGCATCATATTCTTGAGCATACCCTGTGAATTCATTTCCACGAACTTCGGTTCCTTTACCATTAATTTCAGGACCGGGTTCGAAATAACCCATAAATGTACCACCCTCAAATTCATCTCCAACTTTAAGTTTATCTAATTTAGTTTGCAATGTTGGAGTCATCTTTGCAGAATCATTTTTCAATTGGGGTGAATTTTTGGTTCTTGGAGGCGTTGGACAAGGAGTGCTACTACACCAGATTGGTTTATCTCCACTTAATCCTGCCCAAATACCACCATGAGATTCACAATAATATTTTGTAACCGAATTAACGCATGAATATGCTGTTCCATCTTTGTTCA